AAAAGATTTTAATAAATTTGCTTATATTATTCCTGCCGAACGATGGCAAAATGAATTATTACCAGCACTCCGTAATAACGAAATTAACCGACTTAAACAATTGTCTAACTAGACTTTTGTATAAGACTTTTGTATAAGACTTTTGTATAAGACAATTATGATTTTGTTTTTTTAAATGATTTTGGTTTCTGATTAAGTGCCCATGTTTTTATATCAGCAGGAGTTGTAAATTGGTTCATAAATTCATCAATATTTTGTTTACCCAAACCTACAAACTTAGGTTTCTTCATTTTATCTGTTTTATAAAACACATAAGGTCCAAATTTACCCTTTCTAATAGAAAGTTCATTATCTATTTCTTTGATGATAGATTTATTATGTGAAGCATTACCGTCTTTTATAACCTGTATTACATCTTCAAGTGTAATTTCACCTTCATCTTTCTGTAATGATTGAAGTGAAATATTTTTACCATTATATGTCGTGTACAAACCATATTTCCCACTTTTAAGAAATACTTCTTCATCCTTATAATTTCCTAAGACGTTTTTCGTATACTTATTTTCTTCTACGATCTCTTCAAGAGTATATTGACCTCGTTTTAATCTATCAACATCCAAATCTTTTTTAACAGATTTAAATACTACTTTATCATCCGATATATGTTGTCTAATAACCGGTCCATATTTCCCTATCATATACGTATGTGTTTCATCTATCTTATATTCTTCTTTCGATCCCCCCTCTATATTTGATTTACATTCTGTAATTTGAGTATCACAATCCCTACATAAATCATGCCATACTTTATTTCCCATCTTAATTTTATCTAAACCGTCTTCCATTGTTTTTGTGTAATCATAATTAAATAAATCTTCAAAATGTTTCATTAAGAATTCCATCACAATTTGTCCTGTTTCCTGAATTACTAACTTATTTTTTTCATTTCCGAACACTCTCATATTATCAACCTCTGTTAGTTCTTCACCTATAAGTTCAAAATCAACACAATGTATTTTTTTCCCATCCACATTTTGTTTATTTACATAGCCCCTTTCTTGAATTTTAGAAATTAGATTTGAATATGTTGATGGTCTGCCAATACCACATTTTTCCAACATTTGAACCAACTTGGCTTCTGTATAATTTTTTTTTAAATCTTTCAACGTAACCTTACTTGTAATTTTATGATAGTCCAAAACAGTATCTTTCTTTAAATTTTGAAGATAGTTAAATAGTTCTAAATCATCTTCATCCTTTTCCAGAATTTTCCACCCCTTGAAAATAACCCTTTCAATCATATATCGATACTTATTATTATCAGGAGCACTTATTTCAGCAGTAATAGATTCATATATGGCTTCATCCATCATGCTTTCAACTGTATTTTTCCAAATAAGATTATAAAGTCTAATCTCCTGTGAACCTATTTTACCTCCTTCTTGTATTTGAATTTTTTCTATTTTCGTAGGACGTATAGCCTCATGTGCTTCCTGTGCCATATCGTTTTGCTTCTTTGTTGTCTTCTTAGCAGATTTCTTAGTAGATTTCTTGGTGGACTTCTTGGTAGATTTCTTGGTAGATTTCTTGGTAGATTTATTTAATTTTTCATCTTTTTCATTTTTTTCATCTTTTTCATCTTTTTTATTATTTGTAATCAAATTATCACAATATTTGCCTACAAAATCATCACCATATTTATTCTTAATAAACTTTTTGCTTTTTTCAACAAATTCCTTGCAATATGTTTTACTATCGGTTCTCATATATGTAATATAACCTCCTTCATATAGTGTTTGTGCTAGTCTCATTGTTTGTTTTGGTGAATAACTAAAATGATTCGATGCTTTTTGTTGAATAGTAGAAGTTGTAAAAGGCTCGGGGGGACTTTTTGTTACCCTCCGAGGAGATGTAACACTATATTTACAAACAAACTCAGCGGATTCTTCAAGAAAACCCACTACATCATCTTCTGTATTATAATTTTTATTTAATGTGAAATCTATTTTTTTGTCTGTAAAATTACCGACAGTATTGTATACTTTTTTACCCGGATGTTCATTAATCAGTTTTTGCTGATCATATACCAGTCTAAGTGCAGGAATTTGACATCTGCCTGCACTTAATTTTGATCCTCTAGATATATGTTTCCACAAGACTGGACTAATTTTATATCCTACCATTAAATCTAATACTTGTCGTGCCAATTGAGCATTTACAGTATTCATATTAACAATAATTGGATTTTTCACAGCATTTTGTAGAGCGGTTTTTGTAATTTCATGAAATATAATCCTTTTTGTGGTTTCAACTGGTAATTTAAACAATTTACATATATGCCATGCAATTGCCTCTCCTTCCCTGTCATCATCTGTAGCCAAAATAACTTCATCTGCTTTATTTATCCATTTCCGTAGATTACTAATATTTTGACTTTTAGATAGTGTTGGTTTAAATGTAACATGATAATTATTTTTAACATCTATACTTTTTAAACCATTTGCTATTTCACGTATATGCCCAAAACTAGCAAGACACTTATAACCACTTCCTAAAAAACCTTCTATTTTACCACATTTAGCGGGAGATTCTACAATTATTAATTTCATAAATATGTAAAATTAATAATTTAATGTTTTAAAAATCAATTTTACATATCTGATAATATAGATTTTTTATAGTCTTTCCATGTTAATTTGCGGACAGGTCTACTAAATGATTTTTTTTTCCTCTTCTTATCTTTTTCTTCCATTTCCTTCTGAGACTTTATCGCACTATCAATATATAATTCTTTTAATAATTGACCAACCTTAACAGAACCTTCATGTTGATCTAAGTTACCGTCTTCTATTTGGGATAAAGTATTTAAAAATTTATCTAATATTTGTAAGTTTAATTGTTTTTTTTTTAACTTCAGAAATAAATTTGAGTAATTTTGAAATAACCAACCACATTTAGAATCAATCATTTTATTCATCATGTTTTTGTCTAATCTTGAATACTTATTTCTAATATTCATCATAGATGTTACTTGTTCGCGTATCTTTTCACTATGTTTCAGATTTCTTATTTTAGTCGTATTGTCTTCAACACCCTCTTCTTTCATCATTTTATCAAAATTTAGACGAGTTTTTTCATCTATTTTAAAATCCATATATTAATTACCTTATTTATTTTTTATATTTATTTTTTAGTATACTATTTATTTTTTATTTTTTATTATATTTATTTATTGCGTATATATATAATGAAATATAGAAGAACAAGAAAACAAAGAGGTGGTGAAGTTCCTATAAAATTTCCCCAACCTGAAATCAGTGAAACATCTGCGGGTAGTGCGATTAAAGGTTCTATACAAGCACAAAAAGCAAATAATGATGAAATGAGTGAAATGAATAAACAAGTTGGAGGTGGTGGCGTAACTGTTCCTCAATTTGATCAGGCAGGTGATAGCGGTAATACATCTATTTCTGGAGGGATTGGTAACATTTTAAAAGTAGCAGCAGATGGCGAATATGACGGTGATATAGAAACAGGTAGTTCTGCCAACAGTGATTACACAGGAGGAAGAAGAAAAACTCGACGCCGCAAAAGAAAATGTTGTAAATGCACAAAAAAATGTCCTTGTAAAAAGAAAGGTAAATGTTTAAAAAAATGCAAATGTAGAAAGAACTTTTTAAACAAAAGATCACGAAGAAAAAGAAAATTAAACAAAAGATCACGAAAAACAAGAAAACGCCGAAAAACAAGAAAACGCAGAAAAACAAGAAGAAAATCTCACAGAAGAAATTAAATAATTAGCAATTTAGAAGATTAAAATAATCACAAATATATTATTTTAATCTATTCTATATATATATATATGGCATCATTATCTACAACGGTTGACGATGAAGGAGATAGTACAATGTATGAAGAACTTGAACAAAAATACTTTATTGCTAGATTTCATGGTACGCATAATAATCCTCATAGAAGTAACACTCAATATGAATATAAAAAAAGAGAAAGACAATTTTTAGATAAATGGTTAAACATTATAAAAGTCACATCTCCAGGTGAACTGTGTAGAAATGACAAAACAGGTTGGAAAGCACTGTGGAATTTTGCTGAAAAATATCCATATAAATTTAGAAATATGTTTAATATAACTGATGGTGCAACAATGAGGAGAGAACTTTCACCATTTTTAGCATTTGAAGGGAAACGACCAAACGAATCAATGACTGTATCTCTTGGACCTTCTATTTATGAATGGTTTTTTTGTCTTGATAATCATAGAGTTTCAGGTATATTTGACATTGATCTTCCGACAAAACAAAAAGAAAAAATAAAAAAACATGATCTTGAAACACCTGGTAAAAAAATACCATCACTAATAATGGAAGAAAATGAAATAAAAAGACTTTCTCCTCCCAAAAATTTATTAGGATTAGCAAAAATGGCTGAAGATAAAAATAAAATCTTTAATGTTATAATTATTTCTTGTCGTCCAAATGCTAGTGTTGGCTCTGACGATGGTGGGGTATCTTCCTTAAGTGATGAAGTTTCCAATTTGAAACTCTCTCCTTCTACTACAATTGGTAAAATTAAAAATGGCGGAAGACGTCGAACAAGAAAAAAGTCACGAAAAAGAAAATTAAACAAAAGATCACGAAAAACAAGAAAAAGAAAATTAAACAAAAGATCACGAAAAACAAGAAAACGCAGAAAAACAAGACGCACACGCAATAGAAAAAAAACACGAAGACGTAGAAGAAAAGGTGGTGATAAAAAACTAACATCAGCAGATGTTAGTTTACATAGTAAAAATAAAAAAATACCATCATCACAAAGAGTCATTTCAGATGCTATGATTGAAAACATAAAAAGAAGAGAGCATAAAAGAGAGCATAAAAAAGAAGCAAAAGAATGGGGTGTTGCCGATTTTGTTACAATCGGTTAATTTATTTTTATTTTAAATCAAATTATTGAAAATAAAAATAACACTATATTTTATTATGAAGTTTGGAGATATTATATTAACTCTTATAATTATTATTATTTTTGGATTTTTATATTCATCATCCGCTATGACTGTTAAATTACAAGAAATTAAAAAGGATTGGCCCATGTATAGATGTCAACCCATTGCTATGCCATTTGCAAGTTATTTTGGATCAGATCCCCTTGAAAACTTCACATATTGTGTTGGTAATATTCAAAAAGATTTAATGGGATTCTTCCTTAGTCCTATTCAATATGTTTTAGGCATGATAACAGAATTAGGCGGTGCATTGCTTGAAAATATACAATTTATTAGAAAATTTTTAGATTATTTAAGAAATCAAGTAACAAATGTAATAGGTGATACATACGGCATGCTTGTTAATATTATTATTCAATTTCAAAAACTTATTATCAAAACCAAAGATTTAGTTATGAAATTAATGGGTATTATTATGACTTTTATGTATATGATTCAAGGTGCTGTATTAACAGGGCAAAGTATAGAAAATGGACCGATTGGTGAAACATTAAGAACATTATGTTTCTCTCCTGAAACACCAGTAAAACTTATAGGAGGCAGGACAGTATTAATGAAAAATGTGAAATTAGGAGATGTTTTAGAAAATGAAAGTGAAGTATTGGGATTATTACAATTAAAAGGAAACGCGCGAAACCCTTATTATAGATTATGGTCTGATGAATTACAAGAACATATATATGTTACTGGTGAACATCATGTTTTACCTTATAAATATAACAATGATACATATAGTGCCAAATTTCTTAGAAATTATGTTAAAGTTATGAACTATTCTAGGGCAGAAAAAACAAATAAATTTGATAATGAATACATATGTTTAATCACTTCAGATCATCAAATTAAAATAGGAGAGCATATATTCTGGGACTGGGAAGATTAATTACCTATTAATTTATATGTCATATATATATGAATAATATTTATGACACATTTGGCGATTATTTTCATACGATATACAAAAAAACAACATATTTAGACAAATATGGAGGATCAGCCGTTGTAACAGCATTATTATTATTTACATTTTTTATTATATTTTCATATTATTTTATTCAAGGTAATATTATACCTATCCAACAAGATTGGGTAAATCAAAGATGTAAACCAAATATAATGCCTTTTGCTGGAATTATTAACGCCCCCCCTGGAACTTCCAAATTAGATTACACAAATGAAAATTTTATACAATGTACAACTAATGTGTTATCAAAAATTGTCGAATACTTTACACAACCACTATACTACATGAGTGATCTTTTAACGCAATTTTTTGCTATTCTTATGGACACAGTTAATAAAGTTCGATTATTTTTATTAGTTTTACGTGATAAACTCAAAAAAATATTTGAATATATAATTGCAAGAATTCTCAATATTATGATACCCTTACAACAAATGGTTATTAAAATGAAAGATTTATTAAACAAAATTAATGGAACTATGGTTGCAAGTTTAATGACTGTTTATGGTGCATATTTAACATTAAAATCTTTTGTAGGAGCATTCTTACAAATATGTATATTAGTTCTAATTGTTGTAGCAGCAGTCATCATTCTATTATGGATATTACCTTTTACATGGCCCGCTGCTGCAGCCGGTACTGCATTTTTTATACTGGCTTCTGTACCTGTTATTTTAATAATCGTGGCCATGGAAGAAATATTAAATGTTCATCCCAGTAAAAGTGTACCCGGAAAACCCGGGTGTTTTGATAAATCTACACAAATTCAAACAAAAAAAGGGCTTTCAAAAATATCAAATCTAAGGGTGGGAGAGATATTAAAAGACGGATCCAAAATAGATGCTATTTTTAAAATAGACGCGTCTACGCAAAATATGTACACGATAAATAGTATTATTGTATCAGGTTCCCATAAAATATTCCATAAAAATTTAGGATGGATTAGTATTTGTGAACATCCAGATGCTGAATTAATTAATAATTATAAAGAACCTGTTATATACTGCTTAAACACGAATACAAAACGAATCCACATTAATAATATGATATTTATGGATTGGGATGAATTAACACCCACTGATATGATGAAACTCAAATTAAGAAATTATATCCCCATGAATAGTAATTTTGAATCTATCCATAAATATATGGAATGCGGATTATCAGGTAACACTATTATAGAAACTGCTTGTGGTAATAAAGAAATCAAAAACATTAATCCCGGTGATAAATTATCCAATGGAAATAGTGTTATTGCCACTGTAGAGATTGATGCAAGCGATTTAGACAATATTAAAAAATATAAAGTGGGTAACAATGATATAATCGGAGGGCCAAATTTATTTATGAGACATCAATATTTAGGAAATGTAACAACCTTGGGATTAAAAGGTAAACAACTTAAAATGAAATATTTATATCATTTAATTACTGATACCGGAACCTTTAGAATAAATAATATTTTAATGAAAGATTATAATAGCGGTATCGAGGATATTATAGATTTAAAAGATGAATTGTCAATGCTTTTTTAATTTTTATATATTAATAATGTATATAATGTTTATTAAAGTATTCGGAATGAAGTTACGTGTTGAATGTATTGTTATATGTGTTGCAATTGGTATGTTATTAGGTAGCCATTTATTATGTGGATGTGTAACAGACGAGGGTATGGATACAATAGGATCTACATTAGATTATGCTATGAATAAAAATGTTCATAATGATAAATATGAAAAACGTAGTGATATGAGAGAAGTTTCGGGTGGAAGTTTAAACCCATCTGTTCCTTTACCAGAAGGGCAATTATTTATGTACGCTAACAATGAATTTGATGGAAAATGTTGCAGTTTCTCTAATGTTAGTGGTGGAGGCGGATGTGCTTGCATTACAAAAGAACAATCTGACTATTTAAATTCTCGTGGTGGAAATCGAACAATGCCAACCGAATTTTAAGAGTATAATTTAAGAGTATAATATTTAGTTAAAATATCTAGATATTATATACGAAAATGTTAAGACACAAATATACAAAAAAAAGATTGAAAAACAGCCGAAAAAAAAGATTGAAAAACAGCCGAAAAAAAAGAACTAGAAAACAGAGAGGTGGTGGTGGCAATTCATCAAAATCATCCACACATAAGAAAAAACAGAGGAGAGAGGGAGAACGATTAAATAGATCTAGATTAAACCAATCCACCCCAGAAGATACTCTTTCACCGGGAGAAATAAGAAATTTGGCACAATTTAAAGCATTAGAAAATGGTGAAAAATGCGAATCCGTTAATCATGTAAATGATGATGGTAGTATTGATTGTCCCAAAACACGATCACTTGCTAGAAAAAAGACTATAAAATTTCATGAAGACAAAAATCCTGGCTGTAAAGAATATGCTAATGATATGATATCACAATATAATAAAACGTGTTACGGAGATGATACCAATACCAATAGAAAATGGGATAAAAATGATAAAACATGGCGAAATGATAAATTTACAGGATTTTATCAAGATCCTACCACATCAGAATATGTACAATCACAGGGTGTACAATCACAGGGTGAACAAAAAAATTATAATAATGTAACAAAATGTGAAAATACCAAATGTTCAACATGTATCGGAGAGAAATGTAAATGTGGCAGATTGGGAGTTGTTAAAGATGGTAATAAAGTTGGTTATAATGGATATGGTGTTAATGGTGATCAAGTTTGTCATAATAACTCTATAAAAACACAAGAAGAATTTTATAACTCACCCGCAGATATTGAGAATAAATCAATATCTAAACGTAATGAAAATGAACTACCATCTAGTTGCAAAAGACCCGCAAAAAAAATGGTATGTAAATATTGCCAGGCTGAAGGTGTTACAGATCCTAAATGTAAATGTTGTGCAGGGACTGATATGGCTAAAGAGGCCATAGCAAAAGAACAAAATCAACAACCAGTATCTGACGTACCTCTGCCAATGGTAGATTTAAATCAACCGATTATAGTTACTCAACCAGCACCTGTTTTAGCATTAGAAAATATACAACCATCTATATCTGAGATTGATACACAAATTTCTCAACCACTTCATGGATCACTTAATGGATCACTTCATGAAACAAAAGAAGAAGATTTTATTAGTCTTTTCTTTACTTCACATTTTAATAAAATGCAAGAATTAGACAGTAAGGTTCCATCAAATGTTATTCAATGGTTATCCAAAAGATAACCAAAAGATAACCAAAAGATAACCAAAAGATAAATTGAATATAATAATTTAAAATTAAGTAATTATATTTAATATATTATAAAATGGGAAATCTATGTTTTATTAATAATACATCACGTAAACCCCAATTAATACAAAAAAAAAAATTGTGTGTAAAATGTAAAGATAAATTTATACCTAGTTATGGTGGATTTTCTAGAAGGACACCATGTAGAATCCACTTATACGATGATAATGATATATGTAAGCATTGTAATAAGAAAAAAAACAACGGATCGCGGAATTGTTTTCATTCTGTACATTAAAACGATAATTCACATTTTTTACAATATTTTATCATTTGGCTCATTGTCTCTCCATTTCGCATAGTATCAATATAATCTATTTCTATGTTATGTTCACAATTTTCTGATAAATATTCCTTTATTTTTTCCAACTCTCCTGTATTATTTTCTATTTTATTTTTCATCGTTGAAATACTTTGCTCTAACATATCTTTATAGTTAATAAGAAACTGTAAATGTTCTTCTATGACATTTTCCTCCTCTTCTATGTGAGACATTATATAATAGTTTATTTAACATTTAAACTATTATATTTAACATTTATATTTAACATTATATAAAATTTTTGTTATGATTATTGCTTTAAATTTTTTGTAAAAAAATAAATAGTTATAGATATTATAATGACAGATTTATATGTAGAAAAGATTATAATAGTTAATAATGATGGTGAATACTACAAATCCGCTGTCACAACTGCATCAATAAGTAGTTTATCAAAAGTTACTGATGTAACAACTATATCTGAAGAATCTGGTACAATGTCAAATATAACATCTACCACAGCAGCATATGGTCTTAAATTTACAATACAGTTGATCAATAGAAAGGGTTCTAGTATTCCTACTGATGATTTAAACAAGTATCGAGTTGAAGTATGTACAAGAAGTATTTATAGTTTGACAGTAGATAATGTAACAACTTATTATACAGAACAAATAGGAGATATTAACATTCAACTTGCAGAGACCAGTTCCTTATCTACATCGGGTTCACTTTATATAGGACATAATCTTGCTATAAATGAAGGAGGTAATGATCCTGCTATTACAACTCTTGGTACCTGGTCATCGGCAAGTTCCCCTGTTTATATTCCCGACCAATATCAACATAATACAACATTTGGTATATTGTCAACTGATTTTATATTACAATACTTAACCACAGTTAATTCAGATGCATTAGTGATTGGCAAGAGTTACACAATTCTCGCAGTAGGAAGTGGAGACTGGACTACCGTGGGGGCTGCGGCCAACACGACTGGTACCACGTTTACTGCTACCGCCACCACAACTAGTTACGACGATGGTACTGCTACAATATGGATCAGTAAACAATTCATTGGGAGAAATTCCAACTCAACACTAGTTAGTGCCACAGATCCTGTAACTAGCATAACTAGAAAATATTTCAAGACAAATGGGGATTCTCAAGTACCATCATTTTTAATTGATAGCGAACATAGTGCCGGGCTTACAACTGGAAATAGTAATGGTAATAATGCTATTAATCAAGGGGTTTATAACCTAGATATAGGCGGATCTAATACAGCAACCAACACGTCTCCTAATAATTATAGGTCATTTAATGACCTTAATTACTCAACATCTTTTTTTACAACGCCATTGGGTGATGCCATGTATATCGATAGTGTAAGTATTTTAAACAATAGTGGTTCTTATTTTAAAAATGTTACTACAACTGCAAGTTTATCAAGTTTTAACGAAGTTACAAGTGTAACAACCGCTGCCACCGCGACAGGAAACATGTCTTTTGTTACTTCAACAACTTCTAAATACGGATTAAAATTTTTAATACAAATTGTAAATAGAAGTGGATTAACTATATCACCCGGCGAAGCAAATAATTATCGTGTTAAAATAGATACAAAGAGTTTTTACGGTAGTACTATTTATGATGAAGATGAAGATGAATATACAACTACAAAAGTGGCTGAGTCGGTTGGTGATATTTATATTAGATTACCTGAAACTAGTATTAGTAATGCAGATTCTGTATATTTAGGTCATAATACTACTGTAAGTGACATAGGTACACAAATAACTGCTGTTGGTACATGGGAAAATTCAGATGGTACTGCTCTGTCAACTTCTCCAGTTTATATACCCGATCAATATAAGCACAATACATTACATGGTATTTTAGCAACTATATTTACATTACAATATAATAATGGAGTGGGTTGGAACAATGTTCATTTTATTGGAAAAAATGATAGCACAACATTAACAGAGTCAAGTGGTAATATTTATTTTAAAACTGGAAGTATTTCAGACATACCTTCTTACTTTATTGATTATAATGATAATAGTCTTATAGGAGGTGTTGGTATTACAACAGGTAATAGTAACGGTGATTCCGCATTAGAAAATGGTACACTTAGTTTAACTATTATTCCTACTATTGATCCTAATAATTTTAAATTATTTAATATGAACAATTATGGATGGCGCTCACAGAATAGTAGTGCTATTACACAAAGTATTGTAGGTGACCCACATATCAAAACTTTAGATGGAGAATACTATGAATTTGATTATCTAGGTTCATTTAGACTTTTGGAAGACACCATTAATGGAGAAAAACTTATTATTAATGGAAAAGCAGAACCAGGTCCTGCACGTTGGAAAACTAATCAATATATTAAAAAATTATTTATCCAAAAGGGAGAAAATTATATATTGATTGATATGGGGTTTCGTGGGGAAGAAGTTACTGTTCTTGAAGAAAAAGGATTTATTTATACTGAAAAAGAGTTAGATTTTCATAAAGATGCCAAAAGGTACTCTTTAACAAGTAGATATAAAACAACTAGTAGAACCGAACCAGTAACAGAAGATTTACCTAGACTTATAAGAAATAAAATTAATTTTACTATTGATGATAATAACAAAAAATCACTTATCTTTTTTGAAATATCCAATGTAAATGAATATAATTTACAACCGTGTCGTTTGCATATTAAATTAGACACCTATAATGTATATTCTAAAAATGCAAAAGGGTGTTTGATTAGTAGATTACATGCACCCGCATCAAAATTAAATGACATAAAATCATGTGAACCTATAGATCTTTTATCTCTTAAAGATATGGATGAAATACCTGAACTAGAAATTAATCCAATATTACGTAATAAACAGTGGAATTAAATCATTTTAAAAATTTACTTAATTAAAATAATATTTAAAAACTATTTTAAGTTGAACAAACACACTACTATATGATGAAGTTTCTGTATATTATATCATTCTTTATATATTTCTTGAATATTATTCATAATATAACAGCCTATAAACCCCGTATTTATATGCGAATACCTCAACATTTTGTCCATGATCGTGTTATACAATTTCTAAATACAAATAGAATAAATAATTGTTTTGAGTTTGAAGAAAGCCCAACAAATCTTTTATTGAAATGTTGGAGAGAAAATCAATTGGTAAATGTTGATATTAATATTGATAGAAAATATCAACAAAAATATCTTCTTGAATCTTTTAGCATATAATTTTATATTGTTAATATATAAATGAATAGTCATTGTAGGACAAACAAACGTATATGCTGTAGAACTACATGTTTTACAGATACTATGGTAATGTTTAAAAAAAATGTTGGTATAAGTCAACCTAAAAATGCTCCTCCCCGAGCATTGCGTAGTCGTTTTCACAATGTATATAATAAATCAACTTCTAGGTGGGAAGCAATAAAAACAATTAATCCAGATACACATACAACGTTAGACAATTTTTTTGTAAGTGATGGATTTGGTCAACCAAATTCTGCAAATAGAAAACAACATACTTTTAATACATCTAAAATGGAAAAAAATGATACTTCAACAACGCCCAATTTAGAAACCAATTCAAAAAATAAAGCCGATCAAGGAAAACAAAAATACAAAAATGGATTTATGTATAAATCACAGGCAAATGTTGAATCCAATGTAGGATCTATGGATCGTTTGCAACGTTTAAAAGCCATACAAATCAGAAAATATGCTAATTAATCACTTTATCTTTTATAAAATTAAATTGATCAGAAATATTACCCAATATTTTATTAATACCTATTGAAAATAAAAGCATTAATGAAGCACTAAACACCATTTGTTTTTTTACATTATTTAATTTTATATTCATGTAAGGATTGAAATAAAATATTAATAATAAACATACATATACTTCATAATAAAATACAAAAGTTAAAAAATATTGCTGGGCATTAGGTATAATATTTATAAATGTTAATCCATAAAATATATACCATGCAAATGTTAATATCACAAATATATAATCAAATAAATTCATTATATATTTTAATTAGATTTTTATACTTTATAACCATCTCCATGGCATTTACCACAAAAATCATATAGTACAAATCGTAATTTATTTTGACAAAGATAGCATCTCTCATTATTTATACATGTTTCGCAATGTTTTTTTTTATCGATTTGATCTTGTGTTAATTTTATAAATCCTGTTCCTACACAAGTTTTACACCTTATTTGTTTGGTTTTTGTCATAATATAATATTATTTGATATTATATTATTTGGTATTATTTGATATTATTTGATATTATATTATTTTGATATTATTTTGATATTATTTTGGTATTTATTCTAAAAAGAAAGATTATTCAGATATCTTTTTATATATATCAAGTGTTCGGGCAGAAGCATCTGTAGCATTTACAAATTTAGGCATCCAAAAATATGGAACAATTTTTTGACAACTCGCGATTTATAATATTTGCAAAAAATATCTCTATAATACATTTGTTCTAATGTAGTTGGTTTATTATATGTATAAGGATTCATATCTGTTACTATTTTTTGTTGAATTTTTTCGCTAATATGACAATATTCCGTATTTTTAACATGATCCTGTATAATTTCAAACCATGATTTGGTTTTTTTACTTACACCATCGCTAAATGCTTCTTTCGTTCTCCATAATACCTCTTTTGGCAACAAATAATTACCATATTTTTCTACAGCCGATCTCATAATAAACTTCTCACATTGTCCATTTTGTTTATGATGGCGTAAATTTGGAGAGATAGACAAATAATTTGATACAAATTCTCTATCTAAAAATGGTGTCCTGGCTTCTAACCCATGCGATGATATACTTCTATCTGATCGCAATACATCAAAATAACAAATGTCTTCGAGTAATCTAATGCACTCTTTATCAAAATCTAATGCATTCGGAGCCATATAAAAATACATATACCCACCCATAACTTCGTCTGCACCATCGCCATTAAATATAACTTTTGCATTTGAGTTTTCTTTAATATACTTGCAAATTAACCAATTTCCTACACTTGCTCTTACAGTAGTTGTATCATAACTTTCAATTGTCCGAATAACATAAGGAATTGCAGCCAAAAATTCTTCCTCCGATACAACAACCGAATGATGAATAGAACCAATATGATCAGCAACGATTTGCGCATATTTTAAATCCTCACTCCCTTCCATACCAATACTCCACGTATGCAAATCACCTTTGTAATGTTTTTTAACCAACGCTGCAACTAAACTACTATCTAATCCTCCTGATAATAGACATGCAACCTCTCTATCTGTATTTTCTACTCTTTTTATAATTGCATTTTCTAGATTTATATAGACACTTTTTAATATACTATCATTTTCTTTAGTAAAATGACAAAAATCCCGAATTTGATTGATTTGTTTTTGAGATTCAAGCACAACTTGTTGATCGTTTATTGAAAATGTTATCAAACTACCCGGTTTAACCTGTTTTATGTCATTTGTTAATTCATGAAACCCATCTATATTTTTTAATTCACTCCCCAAAGCATATCCAACTGTTGTTTCCCCGTTGTCTGTTTGATTAAATGTATTCAAAAATAAAGGACGCACACCAAACAAATCTCTAGCCACAAATATTTTATTTTTATTTAAATCAACTAATACAAAAGCATAAACACCATCCAATAATTTTAATGTATATTCCATGCCATATTTCTCGTAACAATATATAATAACCTCGCAATCCGACCCGCTTTTAGGAGTGATATTCAAAAATTCATATAGTTTTTTGTGATTATATATTTCACCATTACACATCAATAATATATTATTTATTTGAAATGGTTGATTTGCTTTTTTATCGTGATAACCATTAATAGCCAATCGATGAAACCCCAAATACATATTATGTTGAAATAAATAAAGAAATTGACTATCTTCAGGGCCTCTATTTTTACCTTCTAAAAATAGCATTTTAATAACTTCATTGCTATATTTCAAATTATTAAATAAAGCAAAAATACCGCACATATATAGGTTATTTTAGGAAATTTCTTTTAACTTATTTTTGTTATCCTATATATATGGGAACAAATCTTCATGATGTACATTACTGTCAAATGGATAGAACAACGGAATTAAGCAATAGAATGTCTAGTAGAAATATACCAAGTCACCAAATAGGTCAAAGTTATTTCGGAAGACCTGTAGATACATATGCTACATTATTTCCTATGTTAGATTGTCATCTGCCTTCATCTGTAGAGCATGGAAAATTTCCAGTTTATAACCAACACAAGATGTTTAATCCTGGTCAATCAGCACCCTTTAATGGTTTTGCAAAAAATGTCGATATTGAAACTACTTTAAGAAACACAATACATCCACTTCAAAAAGCACCGCAAAGTAAATATATTCCAGATACACAGAGTGATTTATTTCACAATCAATATTTAACACAAACTGAAAAAAAACAACAAATAAAGAATAATCTTCTTTTTCAGAAACAAAATTTCTCTCCATTTAATCCTAACAGGTGTAATTTAGGATATAAATTATTTAATAATCATACAAGAATCCAAACAAAAGATTTACCTTTTTTAGAAGAAGAAACGCGTAAAAAAGAACCTATAAATAATACAAATAATAATACAAATAATGAATAAAAAAGAGAACATAGATTTATTATATTTAACTAATCACCATTTCGTAGGTAAATATGATCAAAAAAAACAGATTTCTGAAAATTTAAAAAAATTCAATGAAGATATGAGTTTTTATAGAAAACGTATTTTTAGTACCACAAAAGACATAATAAGAGGAAAAACCATAAATAATCCTGTTAATAATTCATTTATTAACTATGCACAAGAATTAATAAAATATTTTAAATATCTTGATACTCAAGATATTTTACAACAAGAATATGCTGATTTAAAAGAAAAAAAAACAACAAAAATAGATGACGATTTCAACTTAAGTGAACAAAATCAAATAATTACTAGAGAAACAAAAAAACAAATTAAAACAATTATAGATTATATCCCGATTACTGTAAGAACAAAAACCAAAAAAAAAATTAATTATCCAAAAAAAAGAGTAATTGATATTAAAAATCCTAAGTTTAGAATAAAAGGTTTGGAAAAAGAAAAATCTAAACAAATTATATGTCCAGAAAAACAAAAAGACGTAAACAAAAATACAAAAGTCGAAGAAAAAATACCTATAAAAACCAAACCAAACGTAAAAACCAAACCAAACGTAAAAACCAAACGAGGCGTAAAAAAGAAACAAAACGTAAAAAAAGATCTGGTCTCCGAAATTCTGGGAAACATGTAAAAAAATATAAAACAGAAAAGTGCGCGCCTAAAACGAAAGATGACATATTGGGGTATACGTGTTATAGTTCTACTAGTTTGCACAAAATGAAATCTATTTGGAATAAAAAACACCCGGATTTAAAAATTAATAGTAATAATCCGAAAACGATTTGGGAAAATTTGCGTTTTATTTTTCAAAAAACATGTAAAAAGGAAAGTTGTTGGTTAAAACATAAATGCTTTAATGAAAATATTTCATTAGATATAAAATCAAATACGTTCGCACCTAAGGCACCTGAAGAATGGAAAGCAAAACCCGACGAATGGTTATCTAGTATTGAGATCATGGAAGTTATGAAACAATATGAAAAATCATACAAATGTTTTGAATTCATAGGACCGTCACCTATTGATTATGATAAACATTTATCGTATGGCGAATGCGTATGGGAAGAATTGTGTAAATTTAGTTTAAAAGATAATATTAATAAGGGGAAAAAGAAAGTGGGTGTTATTTTTAATTTAGACAAACACGATAAGGAAGGATCGCATTGGGTTGGTCTTTTTATTAATATCAAAAAGAGTATGATTTATTATTTAGATAGTTATGGAGAGAAAATACCGGGACAAATAAATAAATTTGTTAACAAAATTAAAAAACAAGCCAATGCTTTAAATTTAAAAAAATTCACATTACATGAAAATAGAAGAAGACACCAATTTAGTAACAGCGAATGTGGTATGTATAGTTTATATTTTATTATTTATATGTTAAAAAATGATAATTTTGGAAAATTTACAAAACAGCGCATTAAAGACGATTACATGAAAAAATTAAGAAAAATGTATTTTAACCATTAACTTTTTAGGAAAGAACTTTTTAGTAAAAAGTTCTTTTTAGGAAAGAACTTTTTAGTAAAAAGTTATCAAAAAGGACTTTTTAAGGGAAAAAAATATTTAAATATATTTTTATTTAAATATTTTAATATATATTAAATATTAATGTCTGTTAATTCAAATATAAATAAAGAATTACTTTTTGATTTATTATCAAGTGTCGTGGATGATAATGGGTTTTTGATCGATATTTTTACTTTACAATCGTTTCTTGATAAAGAATGCGATATGTTTGAAAAAAATAAATCACAATATAATAGTTTATCTGAAATCAATAAGATTATCTTAAATAATACTTATAAATTTCTACTAGAGAACCAGTTAAAAAATACTACTAGTATATCCGTTATTAATGAAGTTGATTTATTTGATAAGGATAATAAATTAAATGATAATTTTAAAATAGCCAAGGAAAATTTTGAGAATACTATAACTCTTAAAAAACCTGACGAAATAAAATTTAAAGATGATATAGATTATGATTTACCTCCTGAAAATCTAGAAAATATAATGAACCAGACTCTAGCAGACAGAGCAAATGAATTAAATAATATTACACAAAAATATTCAGATGAAAATAAAAAAAAAGCAGAAAATTGGATAAATAAAGATAATACCCCTGGTGATAACAGCGATAACAGTGATAACAGTGATACAGATATGAACACTTTACATAGACCAAGAAAATCTGTTAGTTTTGAGGAACCAGTTGAAACTTTTAATTTATTTAATAAATTAAAGAAAAAACAAGATGTAAATCCCCAATTATTAACTCAAATAAACGAAAAATTAGATAAATTATTATCCCAGCAAAAACTAATATTAGAATTACTATCTGACAGATGACAGTTGTGATAGTGATTTGTGTCAAAAAAAATGTGATTAGTTACTTTTATATCAAATTTATCAATTTTTTATATGACAGAATTTTCACATACTATTTTATAAAATAAAATTTCACATACTATTTTATAAAATAAAATTTCAAATACTATTTTATAAAATATTATATATATATACAAATGGTTAAAACAAAAACACTAAAAAATCATAAAAAAATAAAAAATAAAACCAATAAGAGTAGGAAAAAAAGATGGACAAAAATAAAAAACAAAAATAAATTAGTTAAAACATTTGGAAATGATATTAAATCTATTAAATATAAGTATAAAAATAAATGGTTTATAAAGCATTTATCGTCAGATACAAAAAATATTAAATATATAAATAATAAATTTAGTAATAAATTAATTGAACAATTAGACACTTTTCAGTTTAAAAAAATCTTATTATTCTCTCAATTCTTTAATCAACAATCCTGTCAAACTTTTTGTGCGAGTGCGGCAATAGTAATTTTATTAAATATTATTAATAGAAACGGTAAATTAGTATTAAAATTTCCATATTTAATGGAAAATAAGTTTTTACCGTATCCAATTATAACACAGAGATCATTATATAATATTATATCTCAGACAGAGGCCATAGGGACGTACAAAGGCTTAACTTTAAGTGATGTTAAGAATATTTTTGACATATTAAATATTTCTTCAAAAGTAATTTATCCACCTGAACGATTTAATAATAATTTTATAGAAACAATTTTTAAACATGTTAACAAAAAAAATACATATGCGTTATTAAATTATGGTTGCGCATGGAAAAAGAAAAAAAATTCGAATGATAATATTTCTTGTAAAAAAGGAAGACAAGAAGCATTTGAATTTGTCGAAAATAGAGATGCTATATTTTGGAAAAAAAATCAATTTCCGTATATATTAAAACCACGAGGCGGGCATTTTGTACCAATAGCAACAGCGGTAAAGTATCAAAATCAATATTGGTTTTTAATTATTGAAGTTGCCAATTTTAAATATAATTGGTTTTGGATAAATGAAAAAGGATTATATGATACAATGTCTACTATTGATAATTCAACTCATAAAACAAGAGGTTTAATAATTATTCAAGATAATTGATTATTTTAATTTCTAATTAATTATCTTTTACACCTTTAATTTTTGGATTTAGATTTTTGGATTTAGATTTTAGGATTTAGATTTTTTGGTTTTAGATTTTTTGGTTTTAGATTTTTTGGATTTTTAACGAATAAATATGTTATCACTGCTCCTCCTGCGGCCGCCCATATTGTAATGTAGTTTTTTGCTACTCCAGCGGTATATTAAGTTTGCTCGTGAGTTTGATCCTACTATTAGTAAAGATCTATGCCAAAGTCTGCAAGTGATGATTCTACAAGTGATGATTAAAACTCAAGATCCCCGACCTTTAAAAATCGTGCTTTCCTAGGATCTTTTGGATTTACTTCTGTTCTACCTATTAAGATTGGATTTATTTCTATATTTTTTTTTGCAGCCATATAACTATCATAATCATAAATTTCTCCTAACTTTTTGTTTGATTTATTATAAGGTTTAACAATTCTGTCAATACCTTCTAATTTAATTTTATAACCCTTCCATTTGATCACTTTTCTATTAATTTTAGTTATTTTCTCTTTTTCCTCATTACTATAAGATGGTTTATACGAAAAATTAGACGGGGGAGCATTCCCAAATGAATAACATGCAATACCTTCCTTGGCATTTGATCCTATATGAATAGCACAATCCATTGACGATTCTTTAACGGCGCGTAAAATACCAGAAGTAATATTTTTTTTTATATTTGAAATCTCATAAAGGGCCTCATCTGTAGTAATAGTAGAAGAGCCATACATTTGAATAGCCTCTTCTTCATCTAATTTACTTTTATCTTTTGTTTTTAATTCTATAGACACAGATGGCTTTTTTTCTTCTTGTGTTTCTCCATCGGGATCTCCGTCAAGTTGTTTTTGAGTAAAAGTCATTAAATACATAAAAACCTCTACCGTTTTATATTTTTCATCAAGCGCCTGGTGACTACAAATACGTCTGGCTCTTCCTACTACTTGCTCAGTTCGGACAGGGTGCCAATAAGGTTCAACAATATGCACATATCTGGTATTTCTCAGTGTAATACCTTCTGATCCACTACTTGTTATCATAAGTACCTTTACAATTTCTCCCATATTATTATTTGCAGCCATTTTTCTTAATTTAGTTGCAAGAGAACTAGGTATAGAATCCCAAGTACCATTAAAAATATTTCTTATAATTTCTTTTTCATCTGCATCTTCCGTACCAGTATATAAAGCAAATGTCGGTTTACCAATATCTTCTTCTGTCATATTAATATCCCATAAACCCGCACTATTCTTTTTAATTTTAAATCTAGCAAATCCATTAGCCTCCAATATCATTGAAAAAATACCAACACCCTCAACAGTTCTAAATTGTGAATAAATTAAATGTAACCCTGCATGCTCTGGATCAATAATATTTTCTAATAATTTCAAAAATTTCGGACCATATTTTTCCAATCCTTCTTTATTAAAAAACTTATGTGAAAATTTTTTTAATAGACCCATCGCTTTATTTATCCTATCTTGATAATTATTATTTGTATTTTCTTTTATATTTTGCTCAATTTCCCGAGATTCATCTATATCATATCGCCCATCAATATTATCTAATCTATCTTTAACATTTATACCGTCTAATAAATCTTCATCAACCCCCTTAATATTCATTTCATCCTTTGTGGGATCATTTGTTAAATCATTTGTGGGATCTTTTGATTTATCTTTTGATTTATCTTTTGAGGGATCATTTATTAAATCTTTTATTTTCTTGTTTTCTTTTGGCATAGGACGAGTTAATAATACACTGTCTCCATTATCATCTTCAACCAATTCATTCGGTGAAAAAATTCTGTATGTAGAGGTAGTTTCTCCATAAATACCTGAATCTCCCGCTTTTTTCTTTTTTTTAGCATTTCGAGATTCTTCTTTTCTCTCAGCATTACGAGCATCTTCATACGCACCCAGTTGAAAATGGCTCATTGGAATTTTTAAAACATGCAAATCTGTGTCTTCATTATATCTTGGTAAAAGCGACTCTTGTGCACTTCTAAAATAAGATGTAAGACCTAATATACGTCTTTTTAATAAATTTACTTCTTTTAATACGCCAAATTTTCCCTTTGTTGTATCTATAAAGAGCGAATTAAAATCTTCCAATTTATCTGGCAATGCTTTATGCTTTTCTATTTTAATACCCTCATTTAACATTTCAATATTATTTTCATTTAATAATTTAGAAAGTTGTCTTAAGAAATATCTTTCTCCCTTTTCACCTTTACTATTTTGAGAAACTCCTTTATATTTATCTTTGCTTGTTCTATTAATAAATCCAAATGGATTTCGCGTAATCACTAATATATTATTAGTCGATTTATATTCAATATAATCTACTAACCTATTTTTTTTTAGTATACTCATTATCTTTTTTTGATTTATTTTCCCCCCAGATTTTGAAGTACGAAGTGGTATATAATATGTTTTAATATACCCTCGCAATATATTGAAAAGTATTCCAATTTCATTAGGATAATTAATAATTGGCGTTCCTGTTAAAAATACAATTCTACAATTTTCAGCATCCAATAATAACTCATATAATTTCATTGAGAGCGATTCTTTCTTTTTTGTTAATTTATTTACAATTCTACTCACAAAATTATGAGATTCGTCAACTATAACGACTTTATTATCAAATGGATTAGATGTTTTATGCATTTCTTCGGAATCTTTAATAAGTTTATCCAAGTGATCATTGCGAATACCATTATAATTAATAAATCTGTATTTTTCTTGGATCATTTTATTTATTTGATTATCAATTGATTTTTGATCTCCAGCACTCAAAGTATCAAAATTCGGTGGTTTTTTATCTACCATCCATGCACCTCCCTTTTTCCGTACATCTTCAACTGGCAAATTAAGTATTTCACTTAATGCTTTCTCAATATGTAAATTTCCATTGGTTTCTATAAATTCCCAGAATTGATTTATTTTATATAAAGAATCTCCGCAATTTTTTAGTTCGCTGACATAATTCATACGTAGAGATGCGGGAGTCATAATAATAATTTGGTTTGTATTTTTTAGTCCTTCGGCAATGCCTATAGATGCGCATGTTTTTCCTGCTCCTAACCCATGATATAATAGTAAACCTCTATAAGGGCTATAAATATTAATGTAATCGCGTACAATTTGTTGATGGATCATTAAACTAAACTTGGTTGATTTCGATTGTCTATCGCAACTAACATCATCTAGAGTTTGCTTTTTTAATTTATCAGCATAGGGTCTAAACATTGAATTTAAAAAGTTTATAAATATTTCACGATTATTCATATAATAAGATGGGGCTTTGATGAAAATATTAGGATCTTTTTTTCCCAATCTATCTCCTAATGGTTTATTTCCTACTTGTATCATAGTAGCAGGCATTTCTAAATTTACAGTTTCTATGGTGGGGTTGTTTAATTTTTTTGTTTTTGTTGCTTTTGTTTTTTTTGCTTTTGTTTCTTTTTTCGTTTCTCCCGTAGGCATTGTCATTCTATTTGTTAATTTGGTAACAGTCTTTCCTTTTGTACCTATTTTTGTACCTATTTTTGTACCTATTTTTGTATCTGGTCTAGATATTTCATCTACCTCTTCTTCTACATCTTTTAATGTGTTTTCAATGGGTTCTTCAGTGTTTTCTTCAGTGTTTTCTTCAATTAAAGATAATTTTTGGGGAAATTCTGTTTTTTTTATTTGAGAAGGAATAAACATACTCGATGTGTCACCATCTTGTCGAGTTTTACTTTCATCTATCATTGTTTTGTATGTTTTATTTTTAGTCATTTTCAATCTTTCTCTAAACTCGCTCATATCAGGAGCATCATTCGTTTTATCCATAATTGTTGTTTCTACACGAACTTCTCCTTTTTTGGGCATTTTAATTCCTACTTTTGCCATTTTAACTGGATTTTTTTTTTTCATTAATTTTGCAAATAAATTTTCAGACATCTATAAATTTTAATGCTAAAAAAACTTTATATTTTAATATTTAAATTTTATTAAAATATAACATATTTTTTTGGTAATATTACCTATTTTTAGGATATTATGATAACTTATCTATAGCCATTTTACATGCGGATTGTTCAGCCTTCTTTTTAATTTTATGTTTATCACGTGATAATAATATAACCATTTGTTTACCCGGATTATCTTCGAGTAATTGTTTAACATTATCTAAAGGTTTATTGTTATTAGCAAATATTTCAATCTTTAAAATATTACTATCTGATGGTTCAAATTCATGAGCCTTTACATTTATACCCAAATAAACTCCCATATGATATCCTTCATTTTCATCCCATCCGGAAACTTCTCTATATATTGGTGTAACTTGAAAGGCCTTTTGTAACATTACTTGTAATATATTTTTATAATTATCATCATTTTGAATCAATTCCGTCCAATTTACGTGATTATCAAAAATACTCTCCACAAAAATTTGTGCTATTTGAAATCCTGGACCGGTCACAAAAACATTGTCAAACCATTTATCATCATCATGTATATCTATTTTATTGAAATCTAAAAAAAGAGCGCCCAAAAAACTCTCAAATAAACAACCCAATTTTTTCAAATTCGTACGGGTTTTTTTTTCTTCAGCATTCGCAGAAATAACATACCATTTATTGAGACCCATTTCATAAGCCATCCTCCCAATAGATTCATTTTTAACTAAAGCAATCTTCTTTTCCGTCATAAATCCCTCATTCTCTTTTGGGAAGCGTCTGTATAAATAGTATTTTGTAATCAACTCCAGAACACCATCCCCTAAGAATTCTAGACGCTCATTTGATTTAGTACGCAACCTCATGCAATTGGTTGGTTGATCCACAATAATAACTCCATTTTCTTCATTTTCCAATTTAGGTCGTTTACAATACGACTTATGCACAAATGAACGTTTGTATAGATTAATATTATGTACCTTATCTGGTACGCCATATTTCTTTAAAATATCGCATACCTCGCTTTCCGTAATTTCTTTATTTCGTTCATTATACGGATTAAAAATTAATTCTTCTTCTTCTTTATAAATATCACCGTCCTGCATAAGAGATTTTTCAGTCATTTAATAAATAATGTTAATATCTTTCTATATACGTTCTACAAATATTTTTACCATTTAAACATAAGATCCTTTAACATTAAGATCCTATAAGTTATACATAACTTATTTAAGTATTTCACATAGTAAGAATAATATATGAAATTAAAAGTAGACTATCGTGAAAAAAAACTTATAAAATTACTAAAGGTTTACCTTGTCCAATTCAATCTTAATAATATTATTATGACTGTTGAATCGTTAGATGTTGGTGATTTGATTATTTGCGACGATGATGATAAAGAAAAGGTTATTATAGAAAGAAAAAGTCTTAACGATCTTGCAAGTTCTATAAAAGATGGACGTTATGTTGAGCAATCTTTGCGATTATCTCATTTATCTCTCCACAACCATAATATAATTTATCTTATTGAAGGTAATTTATCAACATGGACTAATAAATACAAAGTACAAGCCAATACATTACATAGTGCAATATTTAGCATTAACTATTATAAGGGCTTTTCTGTACACAAGACAAATGATATAACCGAAACTGCAGAATATGTATTACGGGTTTGTGATAAGTTAAACAGATCCACAAAAAAAGTTCAATATTATCTTGATGGAGAGATAAATGATAATACAAAAAAAACAGAGACAAATTATGTAAGTGTTATTAAAAAAGTAAAAAAAGATAATATTACCCCTGAAAACATAAGTGAAATTATTTTAAGCCAAATCCCGGGTATTAGTGCGAAAACTTCTAAGGTTATTATTGATAAATTTGGATCTCTCTATCAATTGCTAGATGCTTTGAATAACGATCAAAAATGCATGGATGGTATTTGTTTTACAACGGGAGAGGGGACACAAAGAAAAATCTCCAAAACAGCAATAAGAAATGTTGTGCAATATTTATTATACCAAAAATCTAATATCATTAAGATAGATACATCAACTTAAATATAACACCCCGATAATAGAATACAAATTAATAATTTAATACATCATTTTAACCAGTTTGGCATTTAAATGACCTACCACGGGTGGTCACGGGTGGTCTAATTTACGAAACCAAGTTATCCCTCCGATTCATTTATTTTTTATATGTATATAATATAACAGTATGATAAAACTAATAATTTTTGATTTTGACGGTGTATTTTCCAATAGCAAATTCTATTTTGATAATTCTAATAACATAAAAAAAACATACAATGCAAAAGATGCATATTCTCTAAAAATATTAAAGAAATATAATATAAAATGTGGAATTATAACAAATGATAAAATTATATCAATAAAAAATGCTCCTCATATTTTTGATAGATTAGACAAAGTCAGTCTAGGTAGTGATAAACCAAAACTGGAGATTCTGGACACATGGTTAGATGAATATGGATTTTCATATCAAGATGTGGCATATATAGGCGATGATTTACCAGATATTCCGGTATTAAAAAAGGTGGGTTTTTCCGCTTGTCCCAACGATGCTGTTGAGGAAGTAAAGAAAGTATCTCAATATGTTTGTAAGAATAAAGGAGGTGATGGTGCAGTTAGAGAGTTTGTAGATTTAATTATAAAAAATAACATATCAGAGTCGGAAAGAAATGATGAGATAAAAGTAAATAATGATGGAAAAATTACAGCAGTAATACCTGTTAGAAAAGGTAGCACACGATGCAAGAATAAAAACATAAGAAACTTTGGAGATACTATTTTATTAAAATTAAAAATAGAAACATTGAAAAAAGTAAAAGGTATAGATAAAATATTAGTTTCATCTAATTGCGATATAATGCTTGGGATAGCAAAAGATATGGGTGTAGATATTCACAAAAGAGATGAGCAATATTGTACAAATAATAATCCTGGACAGTTTTTTTGTAATTTAGCTAGTACAATAGATACTAATATTTTAATGCATGTACCAGTGACAACACCATTAATAGACGCTCATCAATATGATGAAATACTTTTAAAATGGGATAAAATAAAATTAACTAATGATTCATTAAATGCTACTACCAAAATTAAAGAGTTTATTTGGTATAATAATAAACCTGTCAATTATGATAGGAATAATCCTCCGCCCTCACAAGATTTGCCAAATTTCAACTATTTAAATTTTGGTTGTAATATTATAAGTAAAAAATCAGTTTTTAAATTAAATAATATAGTTGGTAAAACCCCCTTTTTATTTGAAATTGACCAAATATCAGGAGTAGATATAGATGAAAACTCTGATTTTATCACGGCAGAACTTTTATATAAAAATAACATACTAAATGAAAATATATGTAAAATGATTTTAGAAAAAAGAACAGATAAAATAACATTACTTGATTGTACTATAAGAGATGGTGGTTATCTAAATAATTGGGAATTTACAGACGAAGAAGTTATTGATTGTTATAAAGCAGTTACAGAATCAGGATACGATTATTTTGAAATTGGTTTTAGAAGTAATGAAAAATTATTAAAAAATAAAGGTAAATGGTGTTATTCAACAGAAGAGGATATTAATAATGTTGTTAGCAGATATAATGGTTGTAAAATAGTTGTTATGGCGAAGATTGGAACTATATCTATAGATGACTTTATTCATAAAGATAAGTCAAATATTACTATGGTTAGAGTATTATTAGCAAGATCTACAACAGAAAATGGAATTCAAAAAAGTTATTATAATAAATTAGATATTATAAAAGCAAAAACATTTTGTCAACAATTAATAGATTATGGATATGAAGTTTGTATGAATTTTGGTTGTGGAGATATTATTGATGATAATGAAATAGAAGTAATAGCATCTGAATTTAATAATGTAAAAATAAAGGCATTATATTTAGCTGATACTTACGGAGGATTTAATACTTATAATGTTCCAATTCAATTACATAAATTTTATTTAGAATTTAGTAAATACAAATCAAATATTTCTTTTGGATTTCATTGTCATAATAATAATGAAGATGCTTTAAGTAAAACTATAACTGCAATTTATCATGGCTGTACTATGATTGATAGTTGTATTGGAGGATTAGGAAGAGGAGCAGGAAATTTAAAATCAGAACAACTTATGTCATATATATACAAAGACAAAACTGAGTATATAAAAAAATTGACTCCAATAATTATTTATTTTGATAAACATATACTATCAAAAAAAGAATATCAACAAAACTACCATATTAATTCACATCCATATTACATGATTTCAAGTGTACTTTCTTTGCATCCTAATTATATTATTGAAATATTATCTATGAATACAAATGTAGAGCAAGATATTGAATTAATTATAAATTTAGATAAATATACAAAAGAAAATAATGAAAGAAATTATAATAAAAATTTAATTAAAATAATATCTAAATAAGTATTACATGTATAATATAGTTTATTCAATTACTTTTCATCAAAGTGTTGACTTTGTAAATCACTTTTTAAAAAATATAGAAAAATATAATGTAGAAAATAATTATTTAATCATAATACACTTGTCAGACAATCTTTATAATCAAAAAGATGATTTATATAAAAAAAATATTCTAATAAATCCGATTCATTACAATAAAAATTTGTTTACACATCTATTAATGAAACAATTTATTGAAAATTTTGAATATTTAATTTCTCAAAAAATATGTTTTGGCAATTTTATGACATTATCTAGTTCTAATCGTGTAGTTAGACAAGCACCTAAATTTGAATTACAAAATATACAATTATGTCAAAATAAGAATATTCAAAATATAAATGATTTAAAAGGATGGTACTGGTGGCCGGGCTTCTTAAAAAATAAAGATATTGTAAAAGTATTTCAAAATAATCAAATAAAATTAATATCTGGTCAGGTATCTGGAAGATTATATCCAAAAAATGTAATGGGAAAAATATGTGAATTTATACGGGTAAATAAAATAATAGACTTAATTAAAGAAGAAGTAGTTTTTGAAGAAATAATTTTACCAAGTTTAGCTAATTATTACATGAATACAAATCAACAAGTATATTGTCATACATTTTGGAATAAACCCTCATCTATTCCTACAGTTAATGATGTTAAACAAATATTAATAGAACAACCACATATTTTTATAATTAAACGTTTTCCAACTAATTTAAATCATATATTATACAAAAATGTATTTAGTTAAACTACCTTTTTTGGTATCTTTTGATTTATGTTTACTAACCATTATTATAAGATAAAAAATATGGTCATTTTAAATGCCAAAAGGGTTAAATCTAACATCATCAAAATAGATACAAATTAATTTTTTAATAAATAATATATATATATACGATGAAATCAAAAGATATAGTTTATACTTTAGGATATATTGCATTATTTTGTATAGCATTATACTTTGTATTTGGGCTCTTAAAAATTAGTGGTCAAGGATTATCTAGCATGGGATTGACAGGAGATATTATAGAAGGTATGTCAGATAAAAAAAAAGAAAAATCTCTAAATAGAATAGATAAACTTATTGAAAAAAAAGAAAAGGAGTTAGAAAAAATGCAAGAAGATTTTGATCCAGAAGAATTTAGTGATAAAATTTCTGAACTAATGGCTATAGAAAAAAAATTAGCAAGATATAAATTTATGGAAATACTTGCAAAAGACGGACCACAGGCTGCTGGTGCAGCAATACAGCACGCAGCAGTCTCCTATCCATTAGGTGCTTTATCTATGGCAATCGATCCTGAAAATATTCTAAATGATTCATCAGGTGGTCTGTCAGGTGGTATGTCAGGTGTTTCATCAATGTTTTAAATTTTATCCATCAAAATAATTTTTTAATTTTTCAAAAACGGTGAAACTAATTGCATTTACTATAACAGATCTACCTTCTGCTATAGGATATCCTCCCCAAAAATTTCCCATTTTAATCGCTTCTTTTATTGTAATTCGTTGTGCTATTTGCCTAGAACGTATTACATCTAACGGATAACTTGCCGTCCAATTTGTCAATCCTGCTGTACCGCTATCAATGAGTTATATTGTAAATTATCCCGCATCCAATGATATGTACCAAAATAAAGAGAAAGATCAATCATTTCTCTAGCCATTGTCATTTGAAATCCATTCAAACCTTCAAATATAATTATGGAGTATTATTAGCATAGATGTAAGCAATTATTTCTTAGCATATGTTGCAGGATCATCAACTTGATCAAGTATATTTCTTGTGCGACCTGTAAATTCACCATTTTCTATGGCTTCTTGTGTAAATTTGTGACCTTTCCAGTTTGCATCCATTGGGTTTGGACTTCCATTTTCTTTTGTCATCGTAATATTGTCTAAAGGTGTTTTAACACCAATGCGTTCATCGTTTGGGTCAAATCCTGCAAAATTGTTTTGATTATATGGCGGATCATCGCGATTTGAATCTAATAAAAGCCTTTCTTGCGCCTGTTTATAATAAGGGTCTGCTGCAAACCCTAAATCTTGATTTAGGGGATCTCCAGACATTCTATATCCACGGTTATTTTGCGTATCATAAGATTGTTCGTAATATAACATTGGACAATTTACACCAACACGTTGGGCCCATTGTATGTATTCGGCATATTCTTCTAAATTATTAAAAACAATTGGATTTACACCAGGGATCATTGCTTTTTTTGAATTCATTAAATGCAATTGTTTACCTTTTTTAATAAGCATATCGGGACATTGAGAAGAGGACATATTAAAACCCTCGACAATATCTTCACTTTTATATGTTAGACAAAATAATAATCCTAAAATAAAAACACCACTAACAATAACTAGTTTATTATTCATATATATATATAGTTCAATAAATAAATTTCTCATCTTAGTTTAAATGAAAATCATAAAAGTAACCCCTGATAACATTAATAGTTTCAATAAAGAGATAAAAAAACCAAATCTTATTGCGTTTGTTAAAATTTATAGCAATTCATGTGGTCATTGTAAAGCAATGGAATCCGACTGGACACAATTAGAAAATGAATTAAAAAATGAATTAAAAAATGAAGATATAAACGGACTTTTAGCAAGTATATCTTCTGAAGATATTGACAGCGCTGATTGTGATACTGATAATAGAGGAGTCCCTACATTGAGGGTATTTGAAGGTGGTAAACGAAAAATGGATTATGAAGGTAAGAGAACAACTGCTGATATGAAATTATTTTTTAAGAATTTATTAAAAAAACAAAAAGGTGGACGAAGAAAAAACTTTTTAAAAAAAAGTTCTCGAAGAAAACGAAAGACTCGTAGAAGAAAGAACTTTTTAAAAAAAAGTTCTCGAAAAAAACGAAAAACTCGTAGAAGAAAGAACTTTTTAAAAAAAAGTTCTCGAAAAAGAAGAAAACGAAAGACTCGGAAAAGAAGACGTAAACACGGGGGATTAACTGAGACAGGTAAACTAAAAAGTGATGCTATAATTGCGTCAGCAATGCTAGGATCAGAGGACCATGAATTTAAAAAAGATACTATTAAATTATTACAAGACATAAGATCATTGAAAGTCAAAGAAGAAGAAGAAGGTTTAGATTTAAAGGATCTTAAATTAATGGGCGGTCGTAGAAAAACGAAAAAAAGAAAAAAGCGCAGAAAATAATTAAAATATTATCACAGACAATGTAATATATATATATATATATATGGATTTATCTATGTCCCTTCGACAACCCACAGACGACTTGTATCATGAAATAGTGAATGAACCCGATAATATTGGTGTACTCGGACCATACTTAAGAGGGTTTATAGAGAATGAGACAGAAAAAAAAGGAAAAATTTTTCAAATGATAGTTGCCCTCTTTACATGGTTAAGTAAACAAACAAACATTGATATCCCAGGGTTTAAGGAACTATTGAATGGAGCACATATTGTAATTGACGATGATAAAGGAGAATTATTTGAATATATGTATCAACAACTAAGTCGAGTATCAAGTGATAATTCTTCATTAAAAGATAAATCAGTAAATACCACAAAAGTATCAAGTCATTATTCAAAACTTAGTAAAAAAAATATGGAGACTTGTGAAAGTTGCGGAGAAGAAGATCAAATGAGATTAGGACATGGAACTATATATAATTGCAATGATAAAGGAGATCTAATATTAGATGAAACTAATAATATGTTTGACTTATTGATCGGGGTAAGAAATATACAATCGGATAATAAAACGAACGGTAGTACGTGGATCCAGTTAGAATATGCTCGAATTTATGATGAAACAGGAAAGACTTCCGTAAGATATTTTCTACATCATTCTAAGTCTTGGATAAAGTATAAATATAGCGGTGAGAACCAAGGACCTTTTGGATCAAGTTTCTATACAGAAAATGGATTACCATATATTTTAAGTATAGGTAGAGATAACGAACCTTCCTCTATTTTAAATGATGAAAAAAAACAATATCATATTGAAGAGTATGAGTCTAAACCACCACCATCAATGACTGGTAGATGGGGTGGAAAGAGAAAAAAACAAAAAA